CCGTGGCAAAGTTCCTGGGGATGCATTGGGATTTTAGCGTGTTCCCGGGGGACAAATTCCGGAAGAAACCTGACGTTGGGCCTTACCAAGTGAGGCAAGCAGAAAGGCATCATTATCGACTGACTCTCAGGAAAGGGGCCGACACGGATAAACCCGACGTTCCCTTTATCTTGGTGACCGGGACGATGCCCAATTATAGAGTCCGAGGGTGGGTGTATGGCCGCGAAGCCATGCAGGACAGGTATTGGTCAGACCCAAACAACAGAGGGTACGCATGGTGGGTTCCAGTGGATGATTTACACTCAATGGACACTCTACCTGACTGGAGAAAAGAGGCCGAGGTCGAAAAGGAACCACGGTTTTGGGAAGGTGATTTATGAATATAGCGGTTGATTTCGACGGTGTGATTCACAAGTACAGCAAGGGCTGGCACGATGGCACGATCTACGACCCTCCTATGGAAGGATGCTGTGACGTGCTGGAGCGGCTCCGGGACCAGGGCCACAAGATCATTATCTATTCCTCTCGCGCCATGGCTGGTGCAAGCAAACGAGCTGCCATGCGGACCTGGCTGCGGAAGTACAAAATCCCCTACGACTCGCTGGCCGCAAACGCCAAGCCCCCGGCCCACGTTTACCTGGACGACAGGGGCCTGCGCTTCAACGATTGGGAGCAATCCTTTTGGGAGCTGCTGGAGATTGCGGACGGGGAGCCGACGAAACTACTATGAGCGTTCCACAGACACTACTCCAACTTTTATCAAAGCTGCATCAAATCAAGGGCTACGCCGAGGGGATGCAGGAGGGTTTCAGTATGGCCCACCCGGAGACTTTGGACACCGCCCTCCTCTCCGAACACATCACTAAGGGAATGACTCATCTCAACAAACTGATCGACGAAGCCATGAAAATCGAACAAGAGCTGAGACTGACCCTCAGACAACAAGGAGAATCACTATGAACGACGAATCACAGATTTGGTACGGCTTCTGCACCTACTGGACCGACGATTGGGCAGCTCTCACTCCGACTCCAGAAAACAAGGGGATCCCATCCTGCCCGGAGTGTGGATCTGTCGGCTATCAAATGACCCTCCAGGAATGGAATGAGGGTATCGAGAAGTACGAGGCCGACGACAATGCCGGCTACGCCTCCTTCATTGCCGAGCTGAAAGGGAAGTGCCACGGCAAGACCACCATCCTTCAACTGTGGGAGCAAAGGAAAGAGGAGGTAGGGCAAGGGTAGATCACACTACTTTATGGCTACCATCGAGCTTTTTTTAGAGGAGCCTGGGTTCATGGGTTTGTTTCTTTTCGTGATAGCGCAGCTGTGCATGATGGCCGCTGCGGGAGTCGTCGGTTACATCATTGGGAGGGCCAAGGGCATTGAAGAAGAAGAAGTGGAACGCCTTCGTGACCGGGATGCTGCCGGCCGACAACATGGCGGTGGCGAAACTGGAGCTGAAGGTCGAGCGACACCTCAAGCTGGTTAAGAATGAAAGCGAGTACAAAATCCTGGAGGAAATCCAACAGGTCATCGAGCGAGTAAAGAGGGATGACATCAAAATTCGCCAGCTTGAGGAAATGACGGGAATCAAGTGGAAGCCCCCAAAAACAGGCCATGAGGATGGCTGACACAGAGAGATCTCAACGTGACGAAGGCTATGACCCACACGAACTTTCAACAACTTACGGGGATTGTTAGATCCTGAATTTAACGGAGGAGAAATGCCAAACCAGGACCGAATTTGGAAGTGTGAGTGTGGCGAGTGTAACTGCGAGGAAGCTGCCGTGAAGGAAAACCAGGAGATTGAAGCGATCTGCCACTACTGCCTTGAGGGAGTCCATAGAGCAGAGAGAGATTACCGTGCCAGCATCGAAACCAGGAAGCGGATCGCCAAGGAGGAGAGTGTGCTGAAGGAGCGGGAGGACTGATGAGTCGTACAGATAAAGAGTACCCACCGCTGAGGTCGAACGGGAATAAAAACAAAGTCAGTATCGACATTAAAGGAGGCAGAGCCGACAAGTTGGTTGGGGTCCTGTTCTCCGGGGTCCAGGGTGGAGCTGGCCCAACTCCAGAGAAGGACGAACTGATCTCAAAATTGTTCACCATGAAGATCATCGTCGGTTGCTGCGGGAAGGAGTACACCTACAATTACAGCACCTTCCCGCGTGAGGACCTCAAATGCGACTGTGGAGAGAAAGGCCGGTGGGTGGTCAAGTATGAGTGAGAAATATCATCCTATCGCCTTTGCCGAGCTTCAGGAGCGTTTCATGGCCGAGATCCGGATCAACCATAAGCGGCTCACGCAACTGGAGAAGGTGATCTCTCCCCTTCTCGCCAGAGAGAACTGTGTGTGCAGCGACGACGAGGCTGCGCAGCTCCAGAACATGGCAATCGTCGCAGCAATCGAAGTGATCGAGGATGACTTCGGTGGCATGGATTCCATGAAAGAGAACTTCCAGATCTGGCTCAACCACCAGCGGGAGACTGAACAACTATGAATGACCGAGTCAAGATCATCCTACTGATCTCCTGGGGCCTGTTCCTCCTCAGTGTGATCGTTGTGATTTGGAGGACGGTATGAGCAAGTGCATACGTCTGTACCACTTCTACAATCTCGACCAAGACTCGCATGGTAAACCCTTCGCCAAGTGTGACGCTCACATCGACGCATGGAAGCGCGGAAGGAAACCAGCAGCTCCGCAGCTCGTCCTGGAGAAGCTCGCGGACCAGGCCGTGTGGCCTTGTGAGGATTGTACGAGGCAGGAAATTGATCGATCGGAGCGACGACGCTTCGCGGCTGCAGCCAAGGAGCCGAGCGTTTCACAGAAGGAACCTATTTGGTCTGTCGTACTCAAAAACAAACGAGCTTCCATGGATGGGATTAACCTTCAGTCCGATGGCTGGTCCTACCGCTATGACCTCTCCGATATCGACCAGGACGTCTACGAGGTCATAGCCAAGACGCAAGCCGTGAGGGAACTATGAGAATAAGCCTAGGAGTCTGCCCACTGAACTTCAACCATCAGATCACCCAGGTCCACGCATCCAGGGAAGGCTACGAGGAGTTCTGCGCTCAGTGCCGATACTGGCACGTGAAGATCGATCTGAAGCCCGTCCGAGCCGAGCTGAGAGAGTTGGGACTCGATCCGGACGAAGAGGGAATGTTAGGAAAAGGACCGCAGAGGGACTGTTAGGGAAACAGAGGGAGTGTTGATGTGAGTGACGAGCCATGCGCGCCAAGGTCTGTAGTGAGTGTGGAAGGAAATCAGCCTTTGCCATCTGCGCTGAATGCTCCGGGAGGTACGTCGGCTCGACTCCCAGGTTGTCAGTCGGCCATCAAGGTCAATACGGATATCGGCTCACAAAAGGATTCGTCCTGATGCACTTCGAAGACGATGAGTACGTTTCGATCCGAGATCGTGGCGTTCTGTTGGCGCACGTAGGCGATGGGTGGGTGATCGAGGGAGCCGAGACCCCGTGGCCGAGTAGATGGTGGAGGGACAGACACAGTGACGAGGATGGGGAATGTTAGATGCGGGACATGCTGACCCAGGCCCCTTCCGACAGAACGGTGAGCGCGTCCGGGAGCAGCCCAAAATGACCAAGGAAGAGGTCCGCGTCATGCTCAAGGCTCTGTTCCAATTCACCGATGAGGCCACGGTCGATATCGTGTGGGAGGAGATGGAAGTGATCAGGAAGAAGAAGGACGAAGGGGAATGTTAGAGTGAGGAACCTTGTGGATAGAGGGTCTTTTTATACAGAAATGGCTGCATATTTATGATGGAGGAAAAGGGCCAGAATGGTGTGGGATAATTTACGGGCCTATCTAAAAACTTTAATCAAATAGCTTTCACCCTACTGTAAATGCACAAGGGTGCTTGGTGTTTCATTAAAGTTTTAATTTGACAGTGAAAATAATCGGCCTGTAACTGGTGGTGGCGTTTCATCTCGCTAAACCACCTTTCACCACTTCACCGGACCTTTCACCAAATTAGACCATGAAAACAATCGACTTACAGGATGGTGAAAGGTACCCCCCCTTTTCTCTATTAAGTTCTGTAGGAGAGATTAATTAAATAATAAAAGGAAATGTATAAAGGAGTTTGCACCTACCCCTTGCACACGACACTTTTATGACTCTTAACTCTTTAGAATCAACGTCTAAAAATGGTGAAAGCTCTTTCCGGGACCTTTCACCACTTTTGCCCTGTTTTCTCTTAACGCTATGAATCAAGAGGCCT